CCGCTCAGGAAGCTGCCTCAGAAGAAACAATTGCAGTTGAGACACCCGCTGAGCCGGCCCCAGCCGAAACTAAAGCTCTCCGTGAAGAAGTCAAATCGTTTATCCGGTGGCTACGCAAATCACCAACCCGCGACTTTGATTTCCAGCACCTTCCAAACGTTTACGGTGAAACACTAAACAAGTTTGTTGCCGTAGCCGATTATGACGGAGCTCGTTGGTATGCGGAGCGTTATCTAGCATGAGCCTGTGGCGGCAAGTAGACGGGCTACTACTTCGTGTCGCAGCTGACCACGCAGACAAAGTTCGTGACGCTATCGCGTCATCAGTAAACGTAAACCAAATCGTTGAGCAGTGGTTCGCTGAGCACCCTAACGGGCACCCGGTGAGCCCCGCTGACGCACGAGCTTGGGCTCGCCTACACATTCGGCCTAACGGTGCCGCTTTAGCTGCCGCTATCCGGCTGATACACGCTGACGGTTGGGTGCTCGGTGATGATGTTGCTACGGTAGCCCTCACACAAGAAGCCCGCTCCGTAGGCAAAAGCGTTCTTATCAAAGCCGTAGACGCCTCATTTAGTTCAGATTGGGACAACTGGAAACCGGGCAACCGCGGGGCAGCTTTACTTGTTGACCCTCCCGGCGGTTTAGCTTCACTCCTCGCGCAAGGCAACGCCGAAATAGCAGGCCTCAACGAAACTTTAGTCAACCGTATCGGGACGCACCTTGCTGACTCGTTAGGGAATGGTCAAGCAGCCGACTCTTTGGCGCGTTTACTGCTCAAAGACAACATACTAAACACGATTACTGACCCTGCTCGTGCGCAAGCAATAGCAATCACTGAAACAAGTCGAGCCCTAAACTATTCGGCTTTAGATTTATACAAACAAAATGAGGTTGAGCAAGTCAGCTGGTTAGCTTTACAACCTTGCGACCTATGTGAAACTAATGCGGCGGCCGGCCCGGTCAAAGTTGGTGCTTCGTTTCCGAGCGGTAATACGGCTCCGCCAGCGCACCCTCACTGCCGTTGCACTTTGCTGCCAATCATTGACACGGGTCTCCCCGTTCCTCAACCGGCCGTAACGGCTCCCGCGCCTACCGTTGGCCCGATTGTTGCGCCAGCTAAACCCGCACCTAAAATCAAGCCTCCGACCGCGGAACCGTTGCCTCCTGTTGTCGCGCATCCAGATTTGACCGTCAAACCGATAACCGCGCCACCTACACCAAAATATGATTTTCCAAAAGGGCTCATACCAAAATACGACCCAGACTCATACGACATTTTAGATAATGTTGTCCCTGATGAAAAACCTATGCGTGATTGGGCAAACGCTGCACAAGGAGATTACGGCCGACACCTTGCGGGAGATAAACAGTTTGAAGAAGCGTTTACCAACTACATGACGGAAGGTTACTATAACGAACTAAATCAAGCGCTAAGAACAGGGGCAGACTTATCTGACGACTTATACGACACAGCCGCAACGCTACATCAAGCAATATATAACGATTACGCAGTTTTTGAAAACGATATACCTTTATACAGAGGAATTGAAGACGCAGAAGGTTTTTTTAGCCGCTTAAAAGTTGGTGAAACGTTTACTGATGAAGGCATTATTTCCACTTCAACAAACCCGCTGGTTTCAGAGTCTTTCTCTCTCAAGTATGGCGATTCAACTCCTTACATGTTGCACATAGTTTTACCAAAAGGCTTTAACGGTTTAGCTCTTGACCCTATCGCAAGCTCTTACGTCGGTGGGTCTTCACTAGGTGAAGGAATGAAAGAAGTAGCGGGCTTTGAATACCTGAATGAAGTACTGTTGCCACCGGGCACTAAGTTTGAAGTAATGGAAATAAACCAAGCAACCAGCACAATTTACATGAAAGTTGTAGGCCAATCAGGTGTTATCTGATAAAGAGTTTAGGAAAGCGGGACTTTACCGCTTCGTAGCAAAACCTGAATATTTTGTTAATAGCAATCAGCCGCGCGCAGTGTCTAAGTCTATTAAGCCTGAGCTAAAAACTACCGTCACTAGCGGAAACTTTTCAATAGCCCAAATAGAGCGCGCTTACACCCGCTTAGACATCCTTCCAAACCTTGACAAAATCAACATTGAAGACCCCGAAAAGTTTGTTGAGTCGCCGTGGGCCGTAACCAAAGCGCCAACCGTTGACCCGCGCGACTGGGATAACGCAACACTTGAAACCGTCAACTTAGCCGACTTATACGGCACTGACAGTCTCCTTACACGAACCAAAATAAGCAAACATATTGAGGCTACAAACGCGCAGCCGTCCTCCGCGACTCAGTATCCTTTAGTTGTTGTGGCTGAAGGCCGTTATACAATAGTTGACGGGCATCACCGTTTGATGGCTCAATGGTTGTTAGGTCAAGAACAGACCGCAGCTTGGGTTCTAACCTTGAAAGGTTCTAAGTAAATGGCTCTTATACATCAAAACGCAACCGTTGGCACAACCGTCACCCGTATCGTCGCATTACCAACCGGGGGACAGCGCGGAGTAGCAGTGCAAATCCAAAACCTTGACACTGCGGCTGTGTTTATCGGTGACGCAACTATCACAACTTCTGGCGCAACGCGCGGACATTCCGTAGCCGCCAACGCGACGTTTCAACTTTGGATGAACCCGGGTGACTCTGTTTACGCAATCAGCGCCGCCGGCACTGCTGCCGGTTCCGTAGTTATCACTTACTCTGCTTAGATAGGATAAAACAATGGAACTAGCACACTCATACGCAGCAATCACAAAATCTGAAAAGCAAGCTGACGGCACTCTAAAGGTTTACGGCAAAGCCACTGACGACTCAATCGACATTGACAATCAAATCTGTGACGAAACTTGGTTAGCCAAAGCTATGCCAGATTGGTTTACTACGGGAGGAAACGTTCGTGAGCAGCACTCAAACATTGCGGCCGGCGTCGCAACAGACTACGAAGCGAAAGCTGACGGACATTACATTACTGCTCTTGTTGTGGACCCTGTGTCGGTAAAAAAAGTTGAGACCGGTGTGCTAAAAGGTTTCAGTATTGGCATTCTGGCCCCTAGAGTTGTAAGAGATAACAAGGCAACTAACGGCCGTATTATTGACGGTCAAATTGTTGAAGTATCGTTGGTCGATAGGCCAGCTAACCCTAATGCAAAACTTATGCTAGCGAAGGCGGCAGAAGGCGGAACACTAATGGCAGTTGAACAAAACATTCCCTCACCGGCTGACGTAGCTCACGCAATGTCTAAGTCTGTTGCGGCTGAGGCTCCTGAGGTTGAGGCTCTTGAAGCACCACTTGAGGAAGCCGTAGAGCCAGCTGAGGTTGAAGAGACCGTAGCCGAAGAGGTAATCACCCCGGAATCTGAAATCGTAAACGCTTCAAAAGCTTTGCTTTCGACTCTCAAAAAGTTTGATAAGCAAACTTACGACAACGCTGTTGCGGCTTTGGCGGACCTTATCAGTATTGAAGCTCAGGAGATGAAGGAAGGCGACAACGAGCACAGCTCAATTCGTGAACTACTTGAGTCTGTTCGTCACCTTTTTGACTGGTATAAAGGTGAGGCTGTTGAAGGTGAAGTTGGTGAAGGCATCGAAGTAGTTGAAGAAACTATGGAGGAAATGATGTCGAGTAAAGCCGGCGACATTTGTGAGTGCAAATGCGAGAAGTGCGCAATGGGTAAGGGTTGCGACGCGGAAATGTGTATGTGCGCGGGAATGAAAACAGTTGAGCCTGTGGAGACTGAGCTAGATGGCGAAAAGTCTGCAACTGCTGACGTCCCAACATTAGACTTCGATACCGACTTAGTTGCCGGTATTGTAGAAAAAGCTGTATCAAGTGCGAGAGAAAGCGTCGCAGCTGAGATTGAGACCTTAAAGGCTGCCGCTGTGGCAGCTGAACAGAAGGCCAATCAGCTCGAAGCGGACTTACTTGAGGCTAACAACAAAGCGGCTGGCGGTGGCCCAAAGCGGGCTACGCTCAGCGCACCAAGTCTTACGGTAGATAACCTTCTTCAGAAGGCTGCTGAATACAAATCTAAGGCCGACGCTACTCAGGACAAACTGCTTGCAAAGGGTTATCGTGAGTTGGCTGACGACCTAACGAACAAGGCCCAACAGGCCGGAAAGTAGTTTCAAATGGAATCAGTTAAAGCTGCTGACCTGTTTAGCGACATCTCTTCACCAAGAGAAGCCGCACAGGCGCACGAAGAGTATCTTGGCGAACTAAATAAGTCGTTTAGCAACCCAACAACTAACCCGCTGGTAGCCCCAACGGCAGACCCAATGAAGGCGCTAGAGTCTCTTGTTGCTAACAAGTCTCTTGCCCCGGACGCCGTAGGAGCGCTAAACACTGCTCTTGCTTCACAGCGTCAGGCACAAGCCGACATCATCAAGGACATTACCCTAACCTCACCGCTATCAACCGCATTCGCTGCGTTTGACCTTGAGGCCCCGGCTAAGCTCCTAACCCCACGCCCAACCCCACTGCGCAACAAGATTGCTCGCAAAAAGGGTGTAGGCACCTCGCACCGAATCAAGCGCATCACCGGTTACACCGGTACCGGTACTGGCGGTCAGGGTCAAGTTTGGCCCGGTATCACCGAAAGCACCACCACTGCGTTTGGTTCAATCAACTATCAGCGTGGACCAAAGATTGCTTACTCTGCTGAGGACGCTATCTTCCCTTACTTCTCATACTCACTAAGCGACGCCGTATCATTCGACGCCAACTTCTCAGGTATGGGTTATCAGGACCTACGTCAGTTGTCTTCAACTTCAACTCTTTACGCAACAATGTTGATGGAAGAGCGCATGATGTTGATGAGCCGTGGAACCGCTTCAGGTTTGTCTGGTGCACTTGCTGCCCCGACTGTTACCCTTGGCGCTCGCACTGCCGCTACTGGTGAAACTGCTATGACTGCCGCTACTTACTATGTTTACGCAACTAGCGACGCTGGTTCGTTTGGTGAGTCAGTATTGTCTACTGTTGCTTCTCAGGCAGTATCTTCAGGTCAGGTTCTAACCATCAGCGTCAACAACGTCACTGGTGCCCTTGGAACTAAGGTTTACGTTGGAACGTCGACTGGCGCAGCTAACGCTAAATACTTGGGCCGAATCTCAAGCTTGTCTGGTGTAGTGAACGGTGCCGCAAACACCAACACCTACGGCGACAACTTGACTTTTAACACCACCGGAACTGCCGCTTCAACAATCGTCGCTGACACGTCTGCTTACGCAACGGGTTATGACGGTATCATTCCGCAGATTATCTCTAACGGAGGATACGTAAACGAGGTCAACAGCACCTTCTCCACAAGCAACCCGGGTGCTGAGTTCCAAAACGTATTCAGTGGTTTGTATGACAGCGTAAAGTCTGACCCAGATGAGATTCTTCTCAATGGGGCAGACCGCAAGCAGCTGTCAGACACCATCAAGAACGGTTCAACCGCTAACTACCGTCTGAACCTAACTCAGACTGAAACTGGTGACTACGTTGGAGGTGCCGTAATCGGTGGCCTACACAACGAAATCACCGGCAAGCTAGTCAACCTAACCGTTCACCCGTGGTTGCCTCAAGGTGTTGCTCCTGTATTGTCTTACACTCTTCCAATCCCTGACACTGAGGTGTCAGACGTTTGGGCTGTTGTAAACGTTCAGGACTACATGGGTATCCAGTGGCCTGTCACGCAGTTCGCCTACGAGTTCAGCACTTATTTCCGCGGAACTCTAGTCGGATACGCTCCAGCTTGGAACGGTATCGTGACCGGTATCAAGTCAGCCTAATAAACTAGGTAGATAAGGGAAGGCGGGCTAAGCCACAAACTTAGCCCGCCTTTTCGCTTACAAAACAGGAAGGTGCACAGATGACTAAAATGCTTGGACAAGACGGCCTACGCGGGGTTGATGTTGAAACACCGAAAGGCACCCGTAGCCTAAACGCTGACCGGTCCGGCAAGATTGAAGTCAATGACAGTAAACTTGTGAAGCAGCTCAAAGCTGAAGGCTTTACTGTTGCTTCTTCTTATTCAGGTTTCGCAACAAAGGGCTTCCCTTGCCCTTGCGGTCACAACAGTATTTTCAAAACTTGCGGAAAGTGCGGCAAAGAAAATGGCTAACGCTATCAGCCCAATCACACGTCAATTCTCACGCCCGTATTTGAGTTTGGCTGAGTTCAAAAACGCACCTACCGCATTAGATTATGGAAACCTTGTGGCTGGCGGTAATCAGGCCGCGCAAGACGCTGAGCTCACCAACGCTATCACACGAGCTTCGTCAGCGATTGACGAGTTTTGCAACCAGATTATTGGTGCAACTATTGACACTGAGCAGCAGCGCACCCGTGTAAGGCCCGACGGCACTATCCGTTTTCACCCTAAGTATTTTCCTGTGGTTGCTCTGACTGACTTGGCGTTTGGTTATTCACCATCAACAGTCACATCGGTCACTGATTGTTCTATTGCTTGGCTTGAAGAGCAAGAGATTATTTACCCTTACGCGCAGCTTGCTCAAAGTATGAGCTCACAAGGAGCCCTCGGTTTTGGTTTCCCGGCTTCAAGTCGCGCCGAAACTTACGTCAAATACACTTACGTCAACGGTTATGCAAACACTTTGGTTGCGGTAGCGGCGTCAGCCGGGGCCACGTCAATAACTCTTGAGGACGGTGTTGGTTTAGCGGCTGGTTGCATGTTCACTTTGTTTGACGGGGCCTCAACTGAGCGTGTTGTTGTTGCGTCGACTTACACTTTTGGTTCCGCTACGGTTCCTCTTACTGCACCTTTGCAGTATTCTCACGCTGTTGGTGTTTCGGCTTCAGCGCTACCGGCCGCTATCAAACAAGCGGCTATTCTTTACACGACTGCGGCTCTAAAGATTCGTGGCGACTCAAGTCTTGTTATGGCGGTCACAACAATGCCGAGTATGCAGTCGGCCGGTTCTCAAAGAGTTGGTTCAGATATTGCTTTGGCTCAGGAAATGTTAGCCCCGTTTAGGCGGATACGTTGAGTCGTCAGGAAGTCCGTAAAGCCGTAGGCGATTGGATTGCGTTAGCTGCTATACCTAACCTCAATCAAATCTTTACGTCGTTCCCTAAACGCATAAACTTTGAACAAAATGCAGCGCCGGGCCAAATGACTCGCGCTGCCGCGGTAGTGTTTATTGCTGGTGAAACTGAGTCACGTATTGCTGTTGGTGGCGCTTACAGCGGTTGGAAAAGAATAGATTACGATGTTGAGTTTCAGCTGTTCACTCACTCTATGAACAACTACGCGCAAGACGCAAGGGACGCTTTTGATGAAATCATTGACGGTATCAAAACTCAACTGAGGGCCGGTGGGCATAGACTAGGTAAGACAGATGGTGACGTTATTTGGCAGGCCGCTGAAGACGCTATTACTGTTGCTTACGGAGAACCAAAAACTAATGACGGCGGAGCTACTGAAATTTGGGCCGGCGTTCGTTTCACAGTGACACAAATGATACAGGCTTAGGAGAAGTCAATGGCTAGTTATGTTTACTCGGGCGATTCAGAGCTCGTATTCCCTACGTTAGTTGGCGCTGACGGGGCAGTTATCACAGTCGCAAAAGGCGACAAGTTTGAGGGCCCTGATGGTATCCTTGCTCTAGGCGTAAGCGTTGTTTCAGGTAAAACATCTAAAACTGTTGTTGAGCTTGAAGCAACTGAGGCTGTTGAACCTGAAGTAACCGTCGAAGACTAAACAAATAAACACCAACAGGAGTTGAAATGACCGCACAAAATACCGCCAGAAGTTATCTTGGTATCGCTAAGGAAGTGACTAAAGGAACCGCAGTCGCAGCTTCAGCGTTTATCCCGGTAGCGGCCTCCAAGTTCAAAGCTGTTGACATTATTGACCCGCTTATGGATGAGGGCCTACGCGGCTCAATGGTCAAAGACTACAACTACGTTCAGGGCCGCACACGCTCGACCGTAGACTTTGGTGGACCAGTCTTCCCTGACACTTTCCCGTGGGCCGTATCGGGTCTTATGGGCTCCGTAGCGACCACCGGAGCCTCAGCCCCATACACTCACACTGTTAGCCTCAAAAACGCTTCAGCGGTCGGTGGGGACGCGCAGCCAACATCATTTACTGTGACCGACTTTTATGCTGCCGCTGTTCGCCAATACGCTGGTTGCCAGATTCACGAAGTTGGTTTGACGTTCTCCGCTGATGGCCTACTAGAGTATGACGCAAAAGCAACCGGTTGGCAGTCAGCTACAACATCCGCTCCAACACCGTCGTTCACAACTGTTTTACCAACCCCGGTTTGGCAAGCAACCGTCACTATTGCTAGCGTTGCTGTTTCTAACGCTGTCGAAGGTTCACTCACGCTCACTCGCCCGGTGACACCAATCTACGGTATTGCTAACACTCAAAACCCGTTTGCTGTTTTTGTTGGTGCTTTGGAAACCAAAGGACAGCTAAAGTTTGTTATGGAAACAGACACTGAGTTGACTCGTTTCCTAAGCAACACGCAGCCAAGCATTGTCATCAACTGGTCTAACGGCTCTGGTGCGAGCGCAACTCAGGTGCAAGCAACAATCACAAAGGGAGCTTACACCGCAGCAGCAAACCAGCGCGACAAAGACTTTGTTGAGGTCACAGTTGATTTGACCGGTATCGGCAACACAACCGACGCCGGTTCTACTGGTGGATACGCTCCTGTCAAATGGGTGTTCCAAAACGCTATCGCAAGCGGAACATACCAGTAGCGTAAGTGTGCCGGGGAGGCGTAACTTTGAGGACAGCCTTCCCCTAAACCCTCTCCGGCACCCCACACTCAGGAAGGCTAAAAGGAAGGTATGTAATGTCAAAAGAAATCACGCTTCCAAGCGGAGCAACAGTAACACTGCGTGACCCGCGCACTTTGAAACAAAAAGACCGGGCCAAACTTTACGAAAACGCAGACTCCTCAAGCAGCCTCAACGCTGGTATCACAATCATGACTAAGTTGATTGCTTTGCTTATTGAAGAATGGTCGTTTGAGTTGGTGTTGCCGAGCGGCAAGATTGAGTCTTTAGGTGAGCTAGACATTCCTGACTATGACGTTTTGAATGATGAAGCTGAGAAAGCTTTGCCGATTCTTTGGCCTAAGTTGGCGGCTACGACTGAGACTGAGTCAGACCCAAAAGCGCCTACCGCAAGTTAGACCGTCTGCGTTGGCTCCTGCAAGGCAACGAGCGCCACGCTGATTTAGAGTATCCCGATAATGAATGGCGATACTTTTTGTTAGCAGACAGGTTCGGTTGGACGCCTACGCAAGTAGATGAACAGCCCGCTTATTTGTTAGATTGGGTTATAGCCATAGCGGCAGTAAACGAGCAGGTCAAAGCGGAGAGGTCTAAGTGAGCAACTCAATACAAATACTGAACCTCAGCAAGTTCATCAAAGACTTGAAAGGTGAAGAGTCTAAAATCGTTGAGGCCGCTAAATACGCTACTCAACAAGTTGGTTACGCGGTAGAGTCTGAAACTAAACGACTCCTTTACAATAACGCACACGCTTTGGTGAATGGCCGTTGGCAGCCGAGCGGGCACGTTGGCGGCCCCGGTTCACCACCTAACCGACGCACCGGCAACTTGGCTAGTTCGATAACTACTGAAACAAAGTCCGGTTTTGGCACTTATACGGCGACTGTGTTTCCAACAATGATTTACGCAAGAAGGTTAGAGGTTGGGCTAAACTATCCTTATCTGCGGCCTTCTGCTGACAAGGTTAGAGTATACGCTGCAAAGATTTTCAAGACCGCCTTTGATAAGAAGTGGAAGCCATAGTGTCTGACATTGCACCTCTTCAAGTCAAAATAGAACTTGAGATTGCTCAAGCTAAAGCGCAAATAGACGCTCTTGAAAAGAAGTTTGATGAGCTCGGAACCAGCGTAAAAAAACAAGGTAAGTCAGTTGAGGGCTTTGGCAAAATACTGAAGTCTGGTTTGGCTTTGGCGGCGGGTGCTGCTGGTGTTGATTTTCTAAAAACCGCTATAAACAATGCTTCAAACTTTGCTGAACAAGGCGCAGCTGTTGGTCAAATCTTTGGTAAAGCTGCCGGTGACATTCAAGACTTTGCTTCTAAAGGCGCTGAGGCTATGGGGCAGTCCGCTAATCAAATCCTTGAGGCCTCTAAACAGTTTGGTGTTTACGGCAACGCGGCCGGGTTGGCCGGTAAAGCTAACTCTGACTTTTCAAAACAAATGGTTGGTTTGGCTACTGACCTTGCCTCATTCAATAACACTTCTGTTGATGACGCTATTCTTGCTTTGGGTTCGGGTCTTCGCGGTGAAGCTGAGCCGTTGCGTAAATACGGTGTGTTGCTTGATGACGCAACGTTGCGCTCTAAAGCTCTTGAAATGGGTTTGATTTCAACTACTAAAAATGCTTTGACTCCGCAGCAAAGAGTGCTGGCCGCGCAGGCCGTCATTATGGCTCAGACGTCTGTTCAACAAGGTGACTTTGCGCGGACTTCTGGCGGCTTGGCTAACCAGCAAAGAATCTTGCAAGCAAGCGTCGCTAACTTGACTCAAGAGTTTGGCACATCTCTTTTGCCTATCATGACTGAGGTTGTTGGGTGGGCTAATACGGCTATGATACCTATGCTGAAAAAGTTAGGTGCGTCGATTACTTCTTCTAATGGTCCGATAGTTGTTTTGGCTAAAGCGCTCGCGGACGTATTTATGTTTATTGGTAATAACCTAAACACTATTCTTGCTTTAGGTGCCGGTATTGCTGCGGGTGCGTTAGCGTTCAAAACTATGAGCGCGGCTTTAGCGGTTTACAACGGCGTTATGTTGTTAGCGACGGCCGCCACTGAAGGCTTTACCCTTGCGTTGGCGTCTACCGGTATTGGCGCTATTGCTGTTGGTATTGGTCTGTTGACAGCTGCGATTATTGGCTTGAACAGCGCTGCTAACGGCGCGGCTTCTTCGGCCCCGGCTTCGGTTCGCAATGCGGCGGAGACGGCACGTGATGCGGCATACAAGAAAGCAATAAAAAATGCTGGCCCATTCAACACTCGTTATAGCGGAATGGCT